CAACCATATCACTTTCGCTTCGCCCCCTGCCGCCGACAGCGACATGTTCATCGTCTGGTACGGCCCCACTTCCGGCGCAGGAGGCGGCGGCGGCCCGACGCTAGGGAACACCCCTCCTCTCATGGACGGCGTCGTCAATCCGGGCGCGCTCCTCACCGTTTCCCGCGCCGATCACGTTCACCCTTCGGACACTTCGCGCCTGGCGCTTGCCGGGGGTGTTCTGACCGGCCCGCTCACCCTCGCGGCTGATCCTACGCTCGCCTTGGGCGCAGCCACCAAAGCTTACGTCGATGCTCACGCAGGCACCGGCGGCGGCGGGATCGGCGAAGCGCCCAACGACAGCACGGCTTACGCGCGTAAGAGCGCGGCGTGGTCGCATCTGAGCCATTTCGACATCACCGATTGGGTGCCGACGCTGGCGGCTTACTACCCGGTAGGGAACCCCTCGAATTTCATCACCGACGCGCCCAACGACAGCGTCTACTATCTCCGTCGCAATTCGGCGTGGGTGCCGCAGGTGTTGTCGGTCAACTACGCTCAGTTGCCCGCCGAGGTCCAACAAGTGCCGGTCGCCTTCCCGTTCGCGGGCAAGCCGACGGCGAGCGCAATCGTCAACGTGCCGATGGCGATGGCGGTGACCATCCCCGCCGCCCTCGCAGGCACGGTGGTCTACGACACCACCCAAGCGACTGCGAATTCAGTCTTCGTCGTCAACAAGATCTCGGGGGGTTCAACCACGGCGCTCGGCACGATCACCGTCACACCAGCCAGCCCCACGTCCCGCACGCTCGCAGGCGCAGGCGGATCGCTGGTGATTGGCGACGTGCTTCAGATCGTCGCGCCGACGGCGCAAGACGCGACCTTGGCCGACATCGGCCTCACCATTCTGGCGATGAGGGTCTGATGGCTTGGTCGTTCGGCGACAGCTTCGATGTCTACGCGGCTGGCGCGGACACGGTTAACGGCTACTGGGATGTCGCCAGCACCGCGCCGAGCAGTCTTTCTTTTAGCCCCGGACGTTTCACAGGCAGTCAATCATTGGTTATGTCGACCACCACGACTTTGATCAAGAGCAGCGGCGTCAACGATGCGGTGCATCATATCGTTTGCTCCTTGTATCAAAACACATCAATCAGCGGCGGGAGCCTCTACCAGAATTTCCAGTTGTTCGATGGCGCGAACGCGCAATGCTCGGTCGTATTCCGTTCCGATGGCGCGATCCTCTTGACTTCAGGCGGCCCCGCCGGGGCGGTGCTGGCGACCTATACCGGAGCATTTCCGGTGACGACGACTTGGTACGCGTTCGAAATTGAGATTGTGATCCACAACACCAACGGCTCGTTCGCCGTGCGCAAGAACGGCAACACATCGAACGACTTCACCGCCACCCTTCTGAACACGCGTCCAGTCTCGACCAACAATTACGCCAACCTGCTCAAAGTGGGCAGCGGCGGCAACAGCGCGCAACGCGTTGACGACTTGTTCTGGAAGAGCGACGCCGCCAGCGTGCCGTGGATCGGCGACATTCGCTGCTACACGAGAATGCCGACGACCGACGTGCAGGCGCAGTTCTCCCGGTCGCCGACCAATTTCTTAGGGCAAAATAATCCCGGTCTAGCAGTGGGATCTTCGTTGACGGCGAATAACCTTCGCGCTGCGCCTCTCCTCGCGCCAACTTCCGGCACTTTGGTCAGTCTGGTGGTCCAATTGAACGCTGGAATAACCGGCCATATCAAGATGGCGCTGTACGACAGTACCGGAGCGAGCGGCAATGCGGGCGCGCTGATCGCGTCATCGGTCGAACTCACCAATCCCGGCGCAGGACTGACGACATTCGCCATCATTGGCAGTCCCGTTGTCCAGCGCGGCACGCTCTACTGGCTTGCGTTCTGGTCCGATACTGGCCCCGTATTTGTCGGCGGGGCTTCAACTGCACTCGCAGGCAGCGCCAGCGCCGGAAACGCCCTTGCTCTGACTTATGCGGCTTCGTTTCCGGCGTCGTTCGGAACGCCTACCGGCACTAGCGGCATCTCCGGGGCTGGATGCGTCGGCATGAACGTGACGCCCTTTAATGCGGGGTGCGTCAACGAAAGCCAGCAGGATGCGACTACCTCCTACGTCTACGACAGCAACGCCGGAGACTTCGATCTCTACAACGTCAGCGCGCTGCCGGTGACGCCCTCGGTCATTCTGGGCGTCGTAACCCGAAGTTACATGCAAAAGTCGGACGTAGGTTCGCGCACTGCCGCCGTACAACTGAAGTCGGGCGCGACGACCATCGCTTCGCCGTCAGTCGTCTTGACCACTTCCGGCTGGCTATGGGCGTGGCGGATGGACACGGTTGACCCCGCCACCGGGGCCGCGTGGATCGCCTCGGCGGTCAGCGCCGTCCAGATCGGGCCGAAGGTGGTGACCTGATGGCCAACACCACTTGGAGCGCGACCGACAAGACTGCCGGGATCACGCTGACCAATGGCAACCTGACCGCGACCAACAATAACAACGCGGCCAGCGGTCTCCGCGCCGTTGATCGCCAGATCACCGGTAAATTCTACTGGGAAGTCACCTGCACCGTCTTCACTTGGAACGGCAATCAAGTCGGCTTCGTGTCGCCGACATGGCTGCTGACCAATCTCCCGTCCAACACCCCCCTGCCGGGAACCTGCGTTCTCCAGCAGACTGGTCAGGTCAATATCGATGACGTTGTTGTCGGCAGCAGTTTCGGAACGATTACCGCTGGCACGGTGATCTGCATCGCGATTGATTACGATGCGCGGCGGGTGTGGTTTCGCCTCGGCGCGGGCGGCAATTGGAATATGCTGGCGACCGCCAATCCGGCGACTGGCGCGGGCGGCTTCGCCATCAGCCTCGGTCTCGGCATTGCAGCCCTTCCAGCCGTTTGGCTCGGCAACACCAACGATCAGATCACCGCCAACTTCGGGGCTACCGCCTTTACCGGGGTAGTTCCGAGTGGCTTCACCTCCGGCTTCACGGCGGGCGTGACTACGCCGACCAATGCGCTCGACACAGCCACCGTCATCGAAGAGTTCATCACTTACGACGCGTTCACTACGGTCGGGCAGTTCACCCAAGTCTCAGCCGAAGTGTGGGGCGTCGGCACCGCCGCGACCCAGATGGCGGTGACCCAATCCAGCATCGAGGTGTGGGGATCGGTCGCCTTCACGCCTCTCGGCGGGGGCGCGCAGGCCCGCGCAATGGTGATGGCATGACCACCCCCAACCGCGTCCAGACGCTTCGCTACGCGCCAACTGGCGTCATCCCGCCGACGAACACCCGCGATCCGGGCGAGCTTTGGACTAATTTCGCCGATCTCCAGCTGGGCCTGATCGACGCGATCAAGAACCCCCAGAAGTTGCTTGCCATTCGTTACTTCGTCAACACGGCGGCCTACAACGTCAATGACATCGTCGTTCAGGGCGGCGTGATCTGGGCCGCCAACGGCGCGGTCCCGGCGGGAGGGTTCGACACTTCCCAGTGGACCCAGATCTCGGGCAGCGTCGGCGGCGGCGGGGGCGGCGGTGGAACCGGCGGAACAGGTCCAGCAGGCCCGGCGGGACCGACAGGGCCAGCAGGACCGACAGGACCGACAGGACCAGCGGGACCGACCGGCGCGACCGGCGCGACTGGCGCGACCGGCCCGGCAGGGCCGCCCGGCACCGGGGGAGGAAGCGGCGGCAGCACCGGCCCCGGCAATATTCCGACCGGCGGCATGGTGGACTTCGCGGGCGTGTCTGCGCCTTCTGGCTGGTTGTTGTGCGACGGCTCGGCCTATCTCTCCACCGATCCGCTGTACTCGGGTCTCTATGCGGTCATCGGCTTCGCCTTCGGCAGCGCGCCGGGCGGCTACTTCAAGGTGCCCGATCTGCGCAATCGAACCACCGTCGGCGCGGGTTCGACCTACACCCTCGGCAACTTTGGGGGAGCCTCGACCGTCACTCTCAGCGTCGCCCAGTTAGCGTCGCACGATCATCAGGCGGGCGGCCATATCCACACCACCTACCAAGACGCGCACCATCACGCTCTCGTTGGCAATACGACCGCTGTCGGCGTCGTCTCGGGTTCGGGCACGCCACCCTCTTTCCAACTGATCAGCGCGGCGGGGCCGACCGCAGGGCTTGTGGATTTCTCCGGCGTCACCACCGACAACCAGACACCGACGGTCTACATGCAAACCGGCTACGAGACCATCAACGCCAGAGGAGGTTCGCAGCCGCACGAGAACATGCCGCCTTACATGGCCGCCACCAAGATCATCAAGACATGAGCGAACGCGTCGTCCCTGCTCTTCTGACTTTGTCCGACAAGGGCAAGACGCTGGTCGCTGACCGCGAAGGGCTGGAGCTTAAGACCTATCTCGATGAGCGCGGAATTCCCACCATTGGCATCGGCCACACCAGCGCCGCCGGGCCGCCCAAAGTCATCGAAGGCATGACCATCACCAAAGACAAGGCGTGGGAGATCTTCCGCACCGACAACAAGCGTTTCCGCGAGGAGTGCATCAAGCTGGTGCGGGTGCCCCTTCACCAGCACGAGTTCGACGCGCTCGCCAGTTTCATCTTCAACCTCGGCTCGACCCAATTCGCCGGTTCGACCGCGCTCAAGCGTCTGAACGCCAGCGACTACAAGGGCTGCGCCGAAGCGATGTTGTGGTGGAACCAGCCCTCCGGGGTGAGATCACGGCGGAAAGCCGAGCACGATCAGTTCCTCGACATTCAGCATGTGGCGAGGGCCGCATGACCCTCGGCAGCGTCGCCAGCAACACCGTGGAGGCGCTCAAGTCGTCGCCGATGCTCTTGGTCATCGTCGTGCTCAACGTCGGCATGATCGGCTCGCTGCTCTACGTCGCCCGGACGCAGCAGGAAGAGCGCGCCATCCTCATGGGCCACCTGTTCAACAATTGCAGGGACAAACAATGATCGGCGCGCTTCTCTCCCTCATTCTCTACGTCATCATTTTCGGCCTGCTCTATTGGCTGGTCGAATATCTGCTAGGACTGTTCCCGCCCCCCGATCCGGCTCCGCGAGTTATCAGGGCCGTTCTCGCGATCATTCTGGTGCTTTTTCTCATCGGCGTGATCATGCAGGCGTTCGGCGGGGCCGAGTACGGGTTCCCGATTATGCGTTGGCGTTAGCGAGCGCGGCGCTTACCGCGCATTAGAGGAGGAGAAAAGCCATGCAACCGTTTCTTGCGATGATTACTCCACTGGCGAGCGGAGGCGAACCCTCGCATCCCATCGCCCCGGGCGGGCCGCCTTTGGGCATTTGGGGCGGCGGCGGGGTAGGCAATTACCCTGACGCCGGTTTCCCGGCTCCGCAGCCGCCTCCGGGCGGCGGAAGGCCAACGCATCCGATTGCGCCGGGCGGTCAGCCTCCGGGCATCTGGGGCGGCGGCGGGGTGGGCAACTATCCCGACGCTGGCTTCCCCGGGCCGCAGCCGGGTGGACCGACCTACCCGTCGCAGGGTCCGGGATTTCCGACCAACCCCATCGTGTTGCCGCCGATCACCCCGGGCGGGCCTCCGGTTGTGATTTGGCCGAAGCCGGGGCCATTGCCGCATCCCGATCAGGGTTTGCCCGGAGACCAGCCATATCCGTCGCACCCGATTGTGCTCCCGCCGCCACCGACAGACACCACCGGCGAGGGTGGCGGCAAGCCGCCGCCGCCTGACGGTGGCTGGGGCTATCACCCTGAGTTCGGATGGGGATATTTCCCGGCCCCAGTCGAGCCGGGTCCGAAGACCTAACTGAAGGAGTTCGACATGGCGTTCCCCATTCCCGGCGGCTTGCCGCCCGGCGGCCCTCCCGGTCCCGGTCTCCCGCCTCCCGGCGGTGGCGGGGGTGGGGGCATCAGTCAACTGCTTGCTGGTCTGGCGGCGTCTCACGGCGCTCCAGCTAGTCTGACCATGCACCCCGGCGGTGGCGGCGGCCCGATGGGCGGCATGCCTCCGCTGGGTGGCGGCGGTCCACCGGCCATGCCTCCTATGGCGGGAGGCGGTGGTCCTCCTCCAATGGGCGGTGGCGGTCCCCCGCTGGGCGGCCCGCCGCTTGGCGGGGGCGGCCCGCCGATGATGGGTGGCGGCGGTCCTCCCCCGGCCATGCGCCCACCGTCGGCGGGTGTTCCCGGGATGGGGCGCGCGCCACCAATGGGCGCGCGCCCGCCCGCACCCGGCGGCGGCAAGAAGAGGCCCCCCGGCAAGAAGGGCAAGGGGATCAAAGTCAAGTCGTCGCCCGTGCGTTAGGAGAGAGTTCAGATATGCCCACCCCATCGTCCTATGCGTGGGCTAAGACCTTGCCTGACGCCGTGCCTATCGGCGCGACCTACACCATGCCGACGCCCGGCTTCGCCCATCCGTCCAACTACGACGTGCCGAATGCGCAAGTCGTCTATGGCGGCGAAGTGCTCCATCCCGACGAAGTCGGGATGGTGTGGAGCGCTGATTTTTCCAGTGTCGATCTCACCAACAACTCAGACGAAGAGTGGCCGCCGACAGACACCATCGCGGTCGCCGTCGCGGGCCTCGCTTCTGAACCTGGCGCGGGGCCGCAGGGACCGCCCGGTCCGCCAGGACCGGCGGGCGCGGACGGCGTCAACGGCGTCGATGGCGCGACCGGACCGCCGGGGCCAGCAGGACCGGCGGGTGGTCTTGGCGCGGAAGGACCGGCGGGCGGCGTCGGCGCGCAGGGGCCGCCGGGGCCAGCGGGGCCAACAGGATCGACAGGCGCGGACGGCGGCGTCGGCGCGCAAGGACCAATCGGGCCAGCAGGACCGACTGGGCCAGCGGGACCGGCAGGCACGGCAGGCACGCCCGGCGCAGTCGGCGCGACCGGCCCGGCGGGGCCAACCAAGGTCTCGGTGCAAGCGGGCAACCTCGCGAAGCTCGGCTCCGACAATCTTATCTACGTGCCGACGCCGCAGACCGCGCCCGCGTGCTCGCTGACCCTGTCGGCGACCCAATCCGCCGCCAGCGCCGTCGCCACCAAGATCAATTTCGACACCGTCGAGTACGATGTCACCACGGCTTTCGATCTGACGAACCACCGCTTCAACCCGAAGGTGCCGGGCTACTATCAGGTCAATTCCGGGGCCGGGATGTCGGGCAGCGTGAACACGCTCTACGCCTCGATCTACAAGAACGGAGCCGAATACCGGCGCGGCGAGCAGGGAACGAGCACCGCCAACGCCAGAGTGTCGGCGCTGGTGCATCTCAACGGCCTGACCGACTATCTGGAGTGCTTTGTCACCCCGGGAGCCGCCGCCACTATCGGGATCAACACGGCGATGACCGCATTCAGCGCCATTCTGGTGCAGGCGGCGACCAGTTGAACGACATCATCGAACTCAGGAGACTTCTTGAGCGCAAAAAAGCGATCATTCTCGCGCGCGACGACTTGGTCTCGTTCGCCAAATTTATGATGCCCGCACCAGACACGCACGAGGACGTGTCTGTGTCGCTTTACCGGCCTGCAAAGCACCATTTGGTGCTCGGCGCAGCCTTGGAAGAAGTCGAAGCGGGCCGATATTCGCGCCTTCAGGTCACTATGCCGCCCCGGCACGGCAAAACCAAGCTCACCAGCCACATGTTTCCGGCTTGGTACGTTGGAAAACACCCCGAAAGGTCGGTTATCGTCGCGACTTACAGTGAAAAATTCGCTTGGGACCACGGTCGCGCCGTGCGCGACATCATCGAGAACCCGCTTTACGCCCAGATCTTTCCGAATGTGCGTCTGAAGAGCGGTTCGGCAGCGCAGGATCGGCTTGAGACCGAACAAGGGGGAATTCTGTTCTTTCTCGGGCGCGGATCGGGCACCACCGGGCGCGGCGGCGACGTAATTCTGATCGATGACCCGACAAAGGACCGAAAAGAAGCCGACAGCCCGACAATCCGCGAAGACGTGTGGAAATGGTACACGCAGGTGCTGCAATCGCGCCTGATGACCAAAAAAGGAGCCATTGTCGTGATCCAGACCCGCTGGCACGACGATGATCTCATCGGGCGGCTGACCGACCCTCAAAACCCTTGTTACTCTGAAGCTGAAGCCAAGAAATGGCGCGTCATCGACATGCCCGCGCTGGCCCGCGACAAAGACGTGCTTGGTCGTCAGCCCGGCGAGGCTTTATGGCCCGAGCGGTTCGATTGCGAATATCTCGACAACATGCGCGAAACCGACGTTCGTGGCTTTCAGGCGCTCTATCAGGGCCGCCCGACGCCGGAAGAGGGGAGCTTCTTCAAGAGCGTCAACATGCGAACCTACAACCGCATGAGCGACCAGCCGCATAAGGACAAGCTTCGCTACTACGGCGCGAGCGACCACGCGGTGTCACTGGAGCAGGGCCGCGATAAGACTTGCCTGATGATCATCGGCGTAGACGATCACGACGTGATGTGGGTCCAGCCCGACATCCTCTGGGAGCAGGCTCCCACCAACACCGTGGTCGAACGCATGATCTTGCTGATGGAGAAGTACAACCCACTCTTCTGGTGGGCCGAGAAGGGGCACATCTCGAAATCTATCGGTCCCTTTTTGCACAAAAGAATGCTCGAAAAGCGGGTGTTCTGCTCGATCCACGAAATCACTCCGGTCTCGGACAAGCAGACACGCGCTCAGTCCGTGCAGGGGCGGATGTCGATGAACAAGATCGTTTTCCCCGGTTTCGCCCGCTGGTGGGCCGAGGCGCACGACCAGATGCTCAAATTCCCGCAAGGCGCGCATGACGACTTCGTGGACACCCTCTCGCTGTTCGGAATAGGGCTTTACCTGCAACGCGGTCGCAGAGCCGCGCCGAAGCCCGAAAAAGACGTTAAGTTCGGCACTTTCGCATGGGTAATCGAAGATGCTGCGCGTGAGCGCAAGCGCGAGCGCGAGCACATTAAAACTGGAGGCTGGTGATGGCGCTGACAGACACGCTCTCCCCGCCGGGGCTGGAGCAGACTTACGCCGATCAGCCCAGCATTCCAATCGAGACCCTGTTCGGGCTGGAGAAACAAAACGAGGATCTGCTGGAGCGCGAGCCGCCCGATCCGACGGAAGCGCGCAAGGAACTGGTCACGTCGTGGCAGGACAAAGTCAAACGGGCCAAGAAATACTGGCAACCCATCTACGACCGGATGAAGGCCGATCAAGACTTCGCCGCTGGCTACCAGTGGTCGAAAGAGGAGAAGGACGACCGCTATGTCGCCAACCTGACCCTGCGCATCATCGCGCAGCGCGTCGCCTTCTTCTACGCCAAGAACCCAAAGTTCATCGCCCATCGGCGTAAACGTATTCTAAACACCGTCTGGGATGGCGACCAAAGCTCGTTGGTCAGCCTTCAGCAGGCGGCGGGTCAGATATCGCAGCAAGTCGCGATGGGCGCTATGGACCCGATGATGGCCCAGCAGGCGCAGCAAACGGCGATGCCGATCTTGCAGGACGCCGCCCGGGTCAAGGCCGAGGAAGAGCAACTCGACAAGATCGCCAAGACGCTGGAGTACCTGTTCCGCGCCAACATCGACATGGCGACCTACGACTTCAAGCAGATGATGAAGATGACCGTGCGGCGAACATCGACCACGGGCGTCGGCTATCTGAAGCTCGGTTTCGAACGAGTGATGCAGAAGAAGCCCGACATCGAGCAGCGGATCGCCGATATTTCGAACCGGCTCTCGACGCTGGAGCGCATCAGCGCCGACATCCACGACGATCAGACCGACGAAAACGGGCCGGAGACCGAGCAGCTTCGGCTTCTTCTGAACGACCTCCAGAGCCAGACACAGATCGTGGTGCGCGAAGGGCTGACTTTCGACTACCCGGTCTCGACCGCGATCATCCCCGACCCAAAACTGATCACGCTGCGGGAGTTCTTGGGCGCGGATTGGGTGGCGCAGGAATACATCCTCTCCCCCAATGACGTGAAGGAGATCTATTCCGTCGATGTCGGCAAGCAGTACAACGCCTACAAGGGCGTTGACGACAGCGTCACCGTCACTTCGCGCTCCGGCTTCGTGGTGTTGCAAGACAAGGCTTCCAAGACCGAAGTGCGCGAAGGCAACGACGGGCGCTCATGCTGCATCTGGGAAATCTGGAACCGCAAGGACGGCTTGGTCTACACGATCTGCGATGGCTACAAGGATTTCCTGCGCGAGCCAGCCTCGCCCGAAGTCTACACCGACCGCTTTTGGCCTTGGTACGTTCTGATCATCAACGACATCGATCATGAGACGATGGTCTTTCCGCCATCCGACGTGAAGCTGATCCGCGACATGCAAACCGAGTACAATCGCTCGCGGCAAGGCATGCGCGAACATCGTCGCGCTGCGCGGCCCAAGACTGTCGTCGCCGCTGGCATGGTCGATACCGAAGATCTGGAGAAGCTGTCGAACCACCCCGACAACGCGATCATTGAACTGAACGGGCTCCAACCGGGGCAGAAGGTGGATGATCTGCTTCAGGCGTTCCGTGGCCCGCCCATCGATCCCAACCTGTACGAGACCGAGCAAAACTTCACCGACATGATGCGCGTGTCTGGCATCCAAGACGCCAACATCGGCGCAACTGGTGGTTCGCCGTCGGCCACGCAATCGAACATCGCTGAAGCTTCTCGCGCCACCGCGATGGGCTCCAACATCGATGACATCGATGACATGCTGACTTCTATCGCTCGCGCGGGATCGCAGATCCTCTTGCAAGAGTGCAGCGCAGACACCGTCAAGCGCATCGTGGGCGAAGGCGCGGTCTGGCCCGACATGAGCGCCCAACAGATCGCCGACGAACTTTGGCTTCAGATCGAAGCCGGAAGCACGGGTCGCCCCAATCAGGCGCAGGAGATCGCCAACGCCGAACGGCTCTTTCCGCTTTTGATGCAGATCCCCGGCATTAAACCAGAATGGATCGCCAAAGAGTTGATCAAGCGGCTGGATGACAAGCTCGACATCACGACCGCTTTCCAATCGATGCTGCCGTCGATCATCGCCATGAACGGCATGGCCTCGCGCCTCGGCATGGGGCCGGAAGGCCCCGGCGGGCCGATGAGCATGCCCGGTCGCGGTCCAGCGCAAGGGCCTGCGGGGAGTTCAAATGCGCCGCAAGGCGCTCCTCCGGGCGCGCAACGACCGGGCGATCAAACAGGCCGTCCGCCGCCGCCGAACCCGATGCCCGGTCCGGTCGGACCGCCACCGGGAGGGCGTCCTATCGCTTAAGGCCCCGAACGGGGCGGCTCTGAAACTTGAACCCGAGAGACGCATAGGTTCAAGCTCCCTCCCTATTGAGAGCCGCCCCGTTGCCAAGCATCTCACGCTGCGATATTGGTCGCAGACACGGGCTGGCACGCCCGAGTAAGAGAGACGCTTGAACTAAATGGCAGACCTATCTGCCGATCACGCTAGTAGTGAGCCTCTTCCCCCCTCTACGCCAATTGTGG